AGGGATAAAAAATGACAACAGCGATAGAGCGGATGATTTTATGCACCATTTTAGAAAACCAATTTTTACTAAACAATGAGAGCATAAAACACTACCCGATAGAGTCTGATATTTTTACGACTAAAAGCAGGCGCAAGATAGCAAACGGCATTATATATTTAAAAAAACAAGATGAGCCAATCGATGCCGAACTCTTAAGAATGAAGGCTATAAAAGCTAACAAGTGGGATGAGAATGATGAGCATGAGCTAACAGCAATAATAGCGAATAAACCATCAGGAAGCTATGAAACATTAGATAAATATTATTTAATATTAAAGAGATATTACAAGCAAGAACTAGATAGGAGATATGCGGTATGAGAGATTTATTAAGACAATTACATCAAAAACCAATAGCTTATTATCCAATTTACAGACAGATAACAGGCTCAACAACAGCAGGGATATTATTATCCCAACTTATGTATTGGTTCAGTAAACAAGATAAAATATTTAAGACTGATGTGGACATAATGGATGAAACTTTACTCACAGAAAAAGAGTTAAGAAACGCAAAAAAACTTATAAAAAGTCTTGATTTTATTGAAGTAACTAGAGAGGGAATACCTGCTAAAACTTACTATAAAATCAAATGGGATGAGTATGAAAACTGTTTGAAAAGCAATAAAAAGGTACAAACAAGAGATGACCAAAGGGCAAACACAGTTACGCCCAAAGGGCAAAACTGTACTAGCCCAAAGGGCGAAACTAATATAGTAAAATCTTTGACAGAGAATACTACAGAGAATACAACAGAGAAGGAAGAGCAAAATAACACACCTAAAAATATAACTACTTCTAGCAACACACACAGCAAAACATCGGCGCGTAAAAACCAAGAGCTAACCCCGTTTAACATCATCAACTTTTACAGACAGAACATATCCAAAGAATTTACAAAAATCAAAGAACAAAAAAGCTTTAATCTCCTTGCACTAAAAACAGATGAACTTCAAGAAATATTTACAGGACTACAAAACTATGCGGAGTATATAAAACTCAAAAGCGTACAAAGCAGATACATAGCCTCACTAAAAAACTTTATCGAAGATAAGACATATTTGGACTTTAAAGAGCGGATAAAAGACGAATGGACCACACACGCTAAAGACTCAGAAAATTTGGAATGGAGATAAGAAAATGAACGCACTACAAGAACTTGAAGCACTTGACAAACGAAATAAAGAGCTAGCAATGGCAATTGAAAAAGCAACAGCAGAGAACGATGCACGCAGATATGATTTTAAAAAAGAGCTGCACGAAAATAAAATAAGGATGATAGATATTATACAAGCCGAAGAAAAAAGAGCAGGCATAACAGCAAGAGAGCTTAAAAAACTTGTAAAAAACAGACCAAGAGTGCCACGCTATGAAACGGGAGTGCATGCGCTAGATACAAAACTCTTTGACGGCATAGAGATAGGCACGTTAGTACAATTAGCAGGTGAGAGCGGAATAGGTAAGACACATCTAACTTTAGAGATTTTAAGCAACGTAGCTAGCTATGCAAAAGCCGTATTTTTTAACTTTGAAATGGGGGATAAGAGAATTATAAAGCGACTGGATAAGCTTTTAGCAACAGACGAGCAATGGGATAATCTCATAATCGATAAAGACAGCAGAAATATAAATGCACTTGAAAACGAAATCATTTTATACGCAAGAGATGGCATTAAGTTTTTTGTAATCGACTCAAAGATGAAAATAGAAGCAGATGATAAACTAAAAGAGCACCAACAAGCAAGTGCAATCACAAAACGGCTATCTAAGCTAACACAGCAGTATGACATTATTATTTTTCTTATAAATCAGATGAGTGAGGAAGATATAAAAGGCAAGAGACTAGCATTTAAGGGCAGTGGAGATCAGCAATACGACAGCGATATATCTTTGTTTTATGTTAAGGATAAAGAGGGTAAACGTATGCTTATCTGTAATAAAAACAGGCAAGACGAGATTACTTTTAAAATTGATTTAGAACTGAATAAAGATGGTAAGACTGTTGAGAGAGGCAGGGGTTATTCAATTGAATTTCAAGCAAGCGATAAGCTGGAGATGGCGAAGTTATGATGAGTAAATATGGGAGTATCAAAACAGTAATTGACGGTATTACGTTCGACTCAAAGAAGGAAGCAAGGCGTTATGCAGAGCTAAAACTCTTGCAACGTGGCAAACAAATATCTTGTTTGGAACTCCAACCGAGATTTAAAATAGTTGACGGCTTGAAAATAAACGGGCACAAAAAGATGCCAGATAGATATTACATAGCAGATTTTATGTATTTAGACAAAGACGGTAATACAATCGTGGAAGATGTAAAGGGCGTTAAAACAGCAGTCTATACACTCAAAAAGCATCTTTTTTTATCACTCTTTGGAAAAACATTAACATTTAGGGAGATTTGAAGTTATGAAAAAAATAGTTGACGCAAAAAGAGATCACCTAACTTACGGCGAAGCAGTACAGCTGGAGCTTGACAGTATGCAGTTAGTAAACGGGGAATGGCAACAAACAATACAAGTAGTCAATAAGCCTCCACGTATGCAACGCAAAGAAGCGTCAATATTTTATAACAAAAAAATGTTTCTTTATTTCAAAGAGCAGATGTTACGCACTTCAAGACATAAAAAGCATATAGACAAGCAATTAAGTTACTTGATGTTTAAAGATCCAAACAGATACAAGGAGCTAGGAATATGAGCAGAGTAAAAAATATAACACAAAAGCAGGAAAATTTTGCACGTAAGTATTTTGAGTGTGGCAATGCAACAGAGGCGTATATGTACGCATACAGCTATAAAAAGATGCAGACAAATACGATTAGAGTCAGAGCATCAGAACTATTGACTAACAAGCATATCGTGGCAAAACTCAAAGAGCTAAAAATAGAAGCCGAAAAAGCCACGCAATGGAATGTTAAAAGAGTTATAAACACTTATGCAAAAGTTATTGAGATAGGATTAGCAAACGCAGAAACGCACAAAATCGTTACAGACGGCACAGGCAAAGGCTACACGACAACAAAGAGCATTAAAGCAAAAGAAACTAATCTTGCAGCAGTTAACACAGCTCTAAATGCGATAGCCAAGCATTTAGGAATGTTTAAAGATAATGATAATTTAGTCGGCGTAATCTCATTGACGGACCTAATCAAAAAAGCGGCGCAACAATGACAGAAGAAGACTTGTTAATCTCATTTGCTAAAAGCATTAAAACATTTGTCATAGTGGGATTATTTCATATCAGCATCAAGGAGTATTTAGCGCTTAAAGACTTAAGAGACTACCCAAGCAAACAGCAATACAGCGTACTTGAAGATATAGACAACAATGTTAAAAACATAAGCATATCAAGCGGACATGGGACAGGCAAGACGGCGTTACTAGCGTGGATAGTTTTGTATATAGGACTTTTTAAACTTGATGCAAAGATACCAATGACCGCACCAAGTAGCTCACAATTAACCGTTTTATTGATACCAGAGATTACAAAGTGGACTCAAAAGATGCCGCTAGAATTACAGCGTTGTGTCAAAATAAAACACGATAGCATAGATTTTGTAAATAATAATAAAGCAGTAGCAAGAACGGCAAGAAAAGAAACACCAGAAGCCTTACAAGGTTTTCACGCTAGCTTTTTATGCTGGATTATTGACGAAGCGTCAGGCGTACCAAACTCTATCTTTGCAGTAGTGGACGGAAGTTTGACAGGAGATGAGTATTTAAGAATATTAACAGCAAACCCAACCAGAAACGACGGTTATTTTTATGACACACATCATAAGGACCGCGCAATATGGCAAACGCATACTTTTAACGCAGAGCAAAGCACAAACGTAAGCAAAGAGAGCATACAGAGGAAAAAAGCACAATACGGAGCTAACAGCGACGCATACCGTGTAAGAGTACAAGGAAAATTTGCAAAAACAAGCAGTACGGCAGTTATTCCAATGTGGCTTATTGAAGATGCACTAACACGAGAGAATTTTAATCCATACGGCAGCAAAATATGGGGAGTTGATTACGCAGACGGTGGCAGAGATAAAACAATCCTAGTTAAACGTGAGGGCAATAACTTTTATAAAAAATTAACGTGTGATATATCAGGCAAACATATACAATCACAAACGGCTTTATGGTTAGCAAAAGAATACACAGACGCACAGGCAAAAAATCAAGCACCTGATATGATATTTATTGACGCAATAGGCGAGGGCAGTGGACTTGTTAGCAGATTAAGAGAGCCAGATTTAAGACACATCCCCGTTATAGGCGTTAAAGTATCAAGTGCAGCAGTAGATAAAAATACTTATGGCAATTTAAGAGCAGAATTGTATTACAGACTTAAAGCCGCACTTGAAGATGAGGGTAAAATCTTTAACGATGATGATTTAATCGGTGAACTTGCAGCGCATGAGTACAGAGTCAATGAGCGAGGCTTAGTGTATGTAAGTAAAAAAGAGGAAATCAAAGAGCGCTTAGGACGTTCACCTGACACAGCAGACGCAGTTATGCTTACATGTCACCCGTTTGTAAAGCCAATATCACAAGATGAAGCTGACGACCTAGAATTTATGTACAACAACAATTCAGACGGAGGTGTGAGCGGATGGTAAAGACAGAAGATATTAACACGGACATTATAATAGATATTTTTGATAAAAATTTGTTTAAAGCACTTGAATATACGCGTAAGTTTGGAACTATCACGGTTAGATTAAAACCCAAAACCATAGAAAGGGAGATAATTTTAAGATTAATAAGCATTGGATGGAGAGATAAAGAGATAGCAGCCGCCGTTGATGTCAATATCTTTAGGGTAAGGCGTTTAAGATTAGAATTAGCAGATAAAAAAAGAGAGGTAAGACGATGAGCAAAAGAAATCAAAGAGGGCGTAAAAACGTAGATACAGCTAGTAAGCAACAAGCTATAAAGCAAAAAGAGCAGTATGACAAAGCAGTGCAGGAGATAATCGCATTAAAAGACAGCGCGCGAGCAGGCTTTACGAGACATAGACAGGACTTTATAGCGTTAGAAGACGGTTATGAGAACATAATACCAGAGGCGCAAAATAAAAGCCTCTTAGAACGCGGTAAAAGTAATCTTAATCCAAATATGATAAAGCCAAGAGTGGCAAAAATAGCTAAAGAGATTATAAAAACATTTTTTGGTCAAGATGAATTAGTTAGATTAATACCGCCAGATGGCGAGGAAAATAGCAAGCTAGAAGATGCACTACAAGCAGAGATTAAAGAATATGCACGTGATAATAATTTATATGCAAAAATGTACAGCGCAGCAAGAGATGGATTGGTTTATGGCACAAGTGTATTAAAGAGTTATTGGAAAGATAACACGTTTAAAATAGAACTTGTAAGTCTTAGAGATGTGTTTTTTGATCCGTTTGCACCAAACCCTCAAGAAGTTAAGTTTATAGCACACAGGGTTACAAGTATGACAATAAACGATATTAAAAAAATGTATCCAAATAAATATATATCGTGGGAAAACTTTACAAATATAACGGGATATTATGGAGATGTAAAACTTCAAGAGTACGAAATCGGGAACTATCAAAGAGTAGAATTTTTTGATGTTTACAGGTATAAAGACGGCAATTGGTATGTAAGCACGCTATTGCCAGATGATACGCCTTTAAGAGTTGATGAGCGTTTACATGACGGTAATCCGTTTATTATCGGACAGTTTGAAAGCCAATTTGTAATGTTACGTGAGACTGTTATGCCTGTAAGATGTTATGGAGACAGTTTTATAGCGCCGTTGTTGTCAATCCAAAGAGAATATACAATCAAACGTAATCAGCAGATAGATGCTACAAATATACAGCTAAATAACAGATTTTTAGTCGGTAGAGATGCAGGATTAAGCCAGCAATCTTTTTTAGGTTCAAGCAGGCTCATCCAAGTAGGAAATATAAATGAGATTAAAGAGCTAAACGCGCCAAACGTTCAAGATGCAATGCTAGATACACAACAGCTAAATGCAGATATGCAAGAGATAAGTGGATTAAGCCAAATTACATTAGGTACAAACAATCCTCAACAGCTTAACCAAACAGCGACAGGGATGAGCATTTTAAGTCAAGAAGCTAGCACGATAATTGATGATAAAAACAGAGCTTTTAATGAAAACTATTTTAGACCACTTATGCGCAGACTTGTAAATCTCACATACAAATACAAGCAAAGCAATAGATTTTTAGGGATAGATAGAACCGTGCCATTAATGATGAAAGTTGTAATTAACGGGGGAGTCGGATCAACAAACAAAACATTAAGATTAAATGAGCTTGATAACGCAATACAGGCAGTAATGGCAAGCATAAACACGTTTGCGCAGTTACAGCAAAAAGATATGACAGCTAAATATGTAACGATATTAGACGGCTTAAACGAAGAAAAGTTAAAAGTCTTAGGACAAAATTCAATCGTAGAAGATGCAGAGGCTACACTCCAACAACAGCAAATGCAACAACAACAACAAATGCAAGAAGAACAACAAGAGCAAATACAATCACAACAGCCAGAAACTCAATCGCAAGGAGGAATTTAGACATTTTTTTTAGTGAATAGTTAAAGAGGTGGGCGCATAGTCCTATTTTACAAAATTTAAAAATAAAAAGGAAAACACCATGACACAAGAAGAATTAGAGGCATTACAGGCTCAACAACAACAAGGTCAACAACAAGGTCAAGCAGGTCAGCAACAGCAAGCACAACAACAACCAGACCCACAGCAAATGCAACAAATGCAACAACAGCAAATGCAACAGCCACAACAGCAAATGCAACAAGATGAGCCGACAAATGATGAGCTAGAATTAGCTAAAAAAGCGTTAGGGCTGGATAAGATTATGCCACAGCTTGCAGAAGTACAAAAAACATTACAAGAACAACAAGCAAGAGCAACAGTGGCATCAATTGCAGCAGAGACAAAAGGTGTGAGTGTAAAAGATATTGATGCAGAGCTTGCAGAAATAGCAAAAACAGATCCAAATCTGGCACAACAAATGCAAGGCAATCCAACAGCCTTAAAAATCTTAGCTCAAAAGATACAAGCACAAGTCGCACCTCAACAAAAGCCAGACAATATCACAGACAGCGGAGATAACGGAGGCGTAGGAACACCAGAAGATGTGGAAAAACGCCTAAAAGAGGGCAAAGGTAGCGATTTAGATTTGGGTAATTATATTTTAGGATTAGACAAATAATCATAAAGTTGTATATCTTTGACATAACATTTTATCTCATAATGCGGAATATATAAAAAACGCAGGAGAATAAAATGTTAACGAGTTATAACAATCAAATTAGCCAGAAGCCGTCGATACTTGATATGGTTATTAGACAGGGTGTATCAAATGCGCCTCTAATAGCTATGTTAGGAACTGGCACACTAACCGCACCAAAACACAGCTGGATTACAGACAGATACGCAGATGCTAAAGACAATGCAAATTTAGAAGTATCCGATTTAGTAGAAACCACAACAAGCACCAAACAAAAAACAGATAACGTTGCACAAATCATTAAAAATGAGGTAGGCG